TCCACTCACTGGACTTAATACAGTCAAGTCCAAAACTAACACAACAGTTACTTATGATGTAGCAATTGAACCAGAATCTGGATATTCTGGAGTTGCTGCAGAAATGTCATACACTACAAATTCGGTATATCCAACTGGTGGTATTGCCAAACTCAACATCGGTGATGCAGGTAGAAATTATGCATCTCTTCCAAAAGTTAGTGGAACTACCAGATCTGGTTCTGGTGCAACTGCTGTAGCAACTATCTCTGGTTCTTTATCCAATGTATCCATTAGCAATAAAGGTTCTGGATACAATGCAGCGTCTTTGCCAACTGCAAACGTTTCGATGCCAGATTTCTTGGATATAACTCTTACCAATGTATTTGGATCTTTTGTTCCTAATGAGATTGTAATCTCTCAAGAAACTCAAGGCATTCAAACTGCAAGAGGTAGAGTTATCTCGTGGAATCCTTTGACATCTGTACTGAGATTGAAACCACTTAGAAATACCAGACAAGGTGCTGCATTAAATGGTTTCATTATGTTTACCAACAATAATGCAAACACCAATAAAATAATCTCTTCCGATTCTTCTGCAGATATTAGTTCTATTAGTGGAACTCAAGCGCAAGTTGCAGCAGTAGTACCATCAACTGGTCCAGATGTTGGTAGAGTTTCTGAAATTGTTATCAATAACGGTGGTAGTAACTATAGAACTGCACCTGAGATTATTATGTCAGATCCATACTATGGATTGGTATCTACTGTTGGAACAATTACGCAAAACACCAATGGTCAGTTTACTGCATCTACATCGTTCACTGAGGTTTCGCAAAAGAGTGTTGCACCCACGGGCGGAATTGACGTAGAATTTACTATTGTCACTGATGGAAGTGGAGACATTTCTACCGTAACTGTTACTGATGGAGGTAGTACATATGCACTAGGAGATGTAATTACGATTTCTGGTGCTTCTCTTGGTGGTGTCGATACTACTGATGATGTCACTGTGACAGTTAGCGCATTGACACACAATGACGTTGTTCAATTTGCAACTAAGATCAACGCTTCTGTAGATTCTATTACTGTTACTAATAGTGGATCTGGATATCTGTCGGCACCAGATATTAAAGTAACTGGTGGCAATGGCATCGATGCCAAATTCAATGCACTGTTAGTTAACGAGGGTGTCTCGACAATTAACATTGAAAATGCTGGTCAGCAGTACACGTCTGCTCCTGTAGTAAACATTGAACAGGACCTTGGTTCTGGTGCATCTATTCTCCTTAAGTCTAGTAACCTTGGTGAGATTGTTAAGATTTCTGGTGATAACATCACTTACAACTATAGTCATGATACCACTTTGAAACCAGAGTTGAATACCACTTATAATCTGCAACTTATTAGAACTCAAATTATTGATTACCTTGATGTGATTGATGGTGGATCTAGTTTCGTTTCTGTACCAGAAATTATTCTAGAAGGTGGTAGTGGTTCTCTGTTTGACTTGGATGCTGTTATTGAGAATGAAGTTATTCAAGAAGTTAAGGTTGTTAATCCAGGTAGAGGTTTCTTCTCTGCACCTACAGTAAAGGCAAAGGTAACTCATCAATTTGTTGCTATCAAATCTAGTAGCACACTCAACTTCCCATATAATACCAAAATTCCTACAGGAACTGCAGTTACATTAAATGTATCGCAGGGAGTGTTACCTTCTCCATTGAATACAACCACAACTTACTATGCAGTTGCAGCTACTGTAGCAAATGGTCTGGGAGATAACCAAATTAGACTTGCTACCAGTCTTGCAAATGCAAATGCAGGAACAACCATTGTATTTACAACAGATCCTGTTGGCGGTGCAAATGGACAAACAGTATTCAGTCTGTCAACTACAGACTTGGGTGATAAAATCAAAGCCTACATGAAACCTGCAAATTTCCAAGTTGGTGAAAGAATTTTCCAAGGTGCATCTAACACATCATTTACAGCATCTGGATTTATTAAGAACTGGGATCCAAATGGTCGTGTTGTTAGTGTTGAGATTACTAGTGGAGAATTTAAAGTAGGTGAACCTGTCTTTGGTCAAGAATCTTCTGCGTTTGGGGCAATTCACTCTTTTGAAAGAGCAGAAGCTACATTTGAAGTTTCTCCAATCAGCATTTCTTCTCAACGCTTTGAAAGAACCACTGGTGTTCTCGATCTCAATGAGCAGAGACTGTACGATAGTGACAGATTCCAAGAATTCTCTTACAATGTTTCTTCTTCTATCAATATTAATGATTGGAGAAACCCACTTAAGTTTGCTGCACACCCTGCAGGATTTAAGGTTGTCGGTACTCAGATTATTTCTGAATCTACTGCCAAACTGTACAGACCATCTTCTTTCAAAAACCTGTCTTCCACAAGTCAATTTGATTGGTGGGTTCAGAACCCAGTACAAACTCCACCAAGTACATTTAGTGGACAAACATTTATCTTCCCTAAACCACAAGCAAAGAATGTTGGTAAACTCTCTCTAATCAATAACTTTGCTCTGGGCAAACCAGATTACACAGCAGCAGTTCCTACGGAAGTTGAACTGCTCGGTAGACAACTGTTAGATATCCAGAAAATTCTTACATGTGTTGCATATAAGATTGATAAGACGGATGACCGTACAGTTTCATTCGATGCATCTGATTCCAACGTAGTAAATATTTCCAACAATCAAATTACATTAACAAACCATGGTTTTGTTGAGGGTCAGAGAGTAACTTACAACGCTGGAGGAGATCGTTTCCAAGATGCTAGAGATCTTATCATCGCTAATATTGATTATATTGTTGAGGAAACAATTGGGGCATTAAATGCAAATTATCCTTCTCTGTCGTATACTCAAGCAACTTGCGCTAGAGATACCAGATTAGTTGTTGTTGCTTGGGCAAATGATCTGAGATATGGTGGCAATTACTTCACTGTGGAAGCAACTAATTCTTATGTTGGTCAGGTTGCACCAGTATCCGATCGTGCTGCCGATGCACGTAATCTCCTGAGAGCAAACAAAGAGTTTATCGCTGAGGAAGCAGTAGGTAGAATGCTGCAAGATCCTACAGTGGGTCTTCCATCTGGTTTCCCAGGTGTCCCAGGTGGGTCTCAAAACTGCATTGATGACGTTGTAGACTTCATCGAATCCTTAAGCTATAACGTAGCATATGGCGGCAACAGTGAAGTGTATGACGCTGCAAATCTCTATGTTGGCACTGTACACCTTGACGGTGAAGAACCACAGGCAGTCAAAACCTTTGAGATTGCAGAAACCCTTTGTGTAGATGTTATTAACAATGTAGCGATCACTGCACAGCACACATCTAGAACCCAATTCATTGACAACACTATTACTAACGTTGTTGGTGGGTGTACTGACGTAGTATCTTCTATGGATACTCTGTTTACAATTCTAACAGATGCAATCTCAAATGACAATCTGACTGGTGTAACAAGAGTTGCTCCTTCTAGCAGCACTCTGCATATTGGTGGTGAAGAGACCGAAACAATCTTTGCATATAATAAGGCAAGAGATCTTGTTCTGTTGGCAATTAACAATAATCTGCCTGCAGGCACATATACTGACATCACACCATACGTAGATGCAAGCATTACTAATGATTCTAATAATTGTGCAAATGTACAAAGTGCTATTACAACTCTTGCAGCAATTATTACTGAGGGTATAGACAATCCAGGAACTATTCCAAATGAAGATAGAGGAAACTATCCTCAGCAGAGAACTGGTACATCTATTGGCGGATTGACTTCTGGAGATCCATACTTTATTAAGTATGTTGATGCTAATACGATTGAGTTGGCAGCAACCTCTGGTGGATCTGCAATCAACTTCTCTGCCATTGGTGAAGGAGTTGGTCACCAACTTAATGTAAAAGCGGATGGTGTTAATACTAAATTCAAACTGAGAACAGCAAATTCGGATATTTCCACCAAGATTGGAAAAACTGCTGCTAAGTCTCAGTTGTTTGTAATTATTAACGGTATTGTACAGAATCCTCAAAATTATACATTTGCTAACGATATAATCACTTTTAGTACAGCACCTCTTGATGGATCTGAGTTCTTGATGATGTATTACGATCGTGCATCGTATACTTCTAGCTTCCAACTCGATCAGATTGGTGACGAAATTAAAACCTTCGATCTTACCGATGGTCTTGTTCCTGGTTATGGATACACAGATGGATCATATACAGATGTGCCACTGGTTAACAAGCGCGGCAGTGGTACTGGCGCAACGGCTGATATTACTGTTAGTGGAACTAGAGTTACCAACGTTGTTATTAACAACGCAGGTAATGGTTATACCTCAGACGATATTGTTGGAGTAAGTGATCTAACAACTGGCGCTGGTTCTGATCCACTGGGAACTTGGAACTATCATAGAGTTGCTGACGCAGCAAGGCTGATCAGACTTAACACCAATTTCATTGCTACAACTGCATATGGCAGAATGATCAATGATCCTGCCAACTCTGGATTTACAAACCCAGACGTTACTAAGTGCATTCGCGATACTAAGCTTATCATTGAGGCAGTTGCAGATAACGTAGAATTTGGTGGTAATGATGCTACTTATGATGCAGCGAAGACTTACGTGGGTTCTGCACATCTAACTGGTGAAGAAGATGAATCTGTAGAGGTTTACAACCATGCTAGAGACATCTGCCGTGAGGTTATGCGTAACATTACGGTAACTACTAACTCTGAGACTGTTGGGTCTCAAGTTACTGATAATACAATTACTGATGACAGTGGTGATAGCACCTATGACACTAGTGATTGTGCTGATATTGCATCTACGATTACAACTCTGTTTGGTATCGTATCTACTGCTATTGGTTCTACTGGTTCTCCAGGTAACCTAAACAGTATTACTAGACAAGCAGCATATATTCCTGAGTTCCAAGTTAAGATTGATCAGGTAACGTTCGATGGAACTGATACTACATTCACTGCATTAGTTGGCGGTTCTTCATATAGTCTGCCCGCATCTGATAATTTCCTCATCTTCTTAAATAGCACACTTCAAGTCAAAGGTTCTGATGAATCTTACACATACACTGGAAGTAATATCACTTTTAATGAAGCACCTCTTCCAGGAATGGACTTCTATGGTTTCTATTTCGGGAAGTTGACACTTCTGGACACAATTGCACCATTCTTTGATAATACCAAGAAAACCTTTATTTTAAAAAATAATGCTCAACCTTTCTCCCTCGAATCAGATAATCCTGCAGTAAATGCATCAAATAACTTGTTTATCTTTGTAAATGGGGTATTCCAAGAACCTGGTATTTCTTATGAATTGAATGGAGCAATTATTGAGTTTACTGAGGCACCAAGAGCAGGATCTACTTGCGAACTGTACATCTATACAGGTTCCTCTACAGATATTCTTCTGGAGAACACATATAATTCTATTGATCCTGATGATATTTTACAAGTTGCTAGTGAAGGAGATGAACGTAGACTTGCGGTTGTTTCTAGTTCCTCAACTGTTGATACATATGAATATACTTCACTGAGACCAACTGTAGCAGAATTTACAGCAACTGTTGTCGGCGGTGAAGTTGTTGCAGTTAATATTATTAATCCTGGTTCAAACTATGAGGTTCCTCCAATCCTTGTATTTACTGGTGGTGATGGAGATGGAGCTAGTGCTCAGACTGTGATTGAGGAGGGAAGTGGTAGAGTTATCGGTGTCGTAAATCTCAACGGCGGCGCAGGATATACATCTACACCAATTGTTCGCCCATTCCACCCAGTACATGTTGAGAGGAAACAAAGAAACAGATTAATATCCAATTCTCTTCCACTGGCAGGTGCATATGTAATTGCAGATAGCACTAGTTCGGATACTACTATTGAACTTTCTTCTTCTGAATGGAACTCCACTCAAGCGATTGGATTCCCAGATGAGGGTGAATTGATGGTTAAATACTTCGATAATGGTAATGCAAAACTGGAGAGAATTCTCTACGGCGCTGTAAACAGATCAACTGATATATTTACTGTTGCAACTGGCGGTAGAGGATATGGGGGAACTACTGCTGGAACTTTAACCTGCTATGCAGGAAATTATACAGTTCAGGCAAACGGTAGGGATGTAGAACTTGACATCACTAATACTGGTGTTCTGGGCGCACATCCGTATGTACAAGGTGGCACAATTTATGTAAATGGTACATCTGGAACATTCACTGCCGATGGAGAGTATACCATCACGAACGTAAGCGGAAACACACTCACTATTACTATGACTGCAGCATTGACTGCAAATGATAGCGGTACGTTCAGAATTGGTCTGGAAGTTCGCCAGAGATCATTATAAATAACTAGAAAGCTCAACAGGCATGGCACTTGTAACTGATAAATTTAGAATATACGCCGCAGAAAGCTTCAGAAATACTCTTCTGACTGAAAATAAGGTGTACATGTTCGTTGGACGAGCAAAGTCGTGGGGTGCCACGGATGTTCCTCCATCTGGTGAGCCTATTGACAGCTTTGAGTATTACAGACAAACATATAGAGATTCTGTAGCATTCAAAAGAGTTGACATCTCTGACACTTCTCTGGTAATCCCAAGAGTAGATTGGATTGATCCATCTCAGACTACTGGTGGAACTGGTCGTGTATATTCTATGTACAAACCAGATTATGCACCTACTAAGACTACTGCAAACGGTTCTTCTAGACTGTTTGACAGTAACTTCTATGTCATGAATAGTGATTTCAATGTCTACAAGTGTCTGTATAATGGTCAGTCTCCAGATTATCCAAGAGGTCGTCCATCTTTGGTAGAACCAACTGGTACATCGACTACTATTATTGAAACTAGCGATAGCCCAGGCAACTACTCCTATCGTTGGAAGTACATGTATACTATTGATGCTGACAACATTCTGAAGTTTGTTACTACTGAGTTTATTCCCGTTTTAACAAATACTCTTGTAAGAGATGCTGCTAGCAGTGGTTCTATTGATACCGTAGTCATTGAAAATGCTGGTGCTGGTTACAGTAACGGCACATATACTAATGTTCCTATTAAAGGTGATTATGAAATCAATGGCGGAACACAAGGTCTTTGTACAGTAACTGTTGTTTCTGGTGCAATTTCTAACGTAACTATCACTCAAGCAGGAACCAAGTATTCCTTTGCTACTATTGATGTTGCATCTATTCCAAATATTGGTAATGGTACAGGAGCAGTTCTTGACGTTGTTCTCCCACCAAATGGTGGTCATGGAAGTGATGCCGTTAGAGAACTGGGTGGATATCGTCTAATGTTCACTAGTAAGTTGGAAACAACTAGTGCTTTTGTTGATTTTCCAAATGACCTTACATATAGAAGAGTGGGTTTGATTCTGAACCCATATGATTATAACACAACTACAGTTTCCAGTCAGAATACAAGATCTGCTGTAAAGGCAATGATCTTCCCTCAATCTGGAACTGGATCTCCAAGTGGTACGTTTACTCCTGGAGAAACTATCACTCAAGCAACAACAAACGCAAAGGGTTTTGTGGTTTCATACAATTCCACAACAAAAGTCTTGAAGTATTATCAAAATGAGACTGATGGCGTTACTTTAGGTAACGTAGTAGCGTTCTCTGGTTCAAATCAGATTACCTCCAGTGTTAATAGTATCACAGCAACACCAGATGCATCATTCGGATCATCTTCTGTTCCTGTATCGCAGATTACAATTGGTGTTTCTGTGTATGAACTTGGATTAGCATTTGTTGGTGGTTACGCCAATGAAGAAATTGAAATTAACTCTGGAGAAGTGCTCTACATAGATAATAGAAACCCGATTACAAGATCGGCAGATCAAAACGAAGAGATCAAAGTAGTAATAGAATTCTAAATGGCACAGAACACCAACCTGAACATTGCCCCTTATTTTGACGACTTCGATTCGGATAAGGGGTTTCTAAAAGTCCTTTTTAAGCCTGGGTATCCAGTACAGGCAAGGGAACTTACTACGCTGCAATCTGTTTTGCAGAACCAGATTGACACCTTTGGACAAGGTGTCTACAAGGAAGGTTCTATGGTAGTCCCTGGTGGGGTTACTTTGAACAAGGATGTTAAGTGTATTATCATCCAGAATAATTATTTGAATCTGGATGTAGAACTTTATCGTTCTCAATTAGATGGTAAGATTATCAAAGGATCGACATCTGGTGTTCGTGCTCGTATCCTGTTTTCGATTAGTTCATCTACCTCCACAAAAGGTAATATTACATTCTATGTAAATTATCTTCAAAAGGCAGACGATAACACTACTACAACTTTCACCGATGGTGAAACTTTCGTTTGTGAAGAAGATATTACATATCAATCCACAACTATTGCGTCTGGATCACCTCTTGCTCAGTTACTTAACTCTGGCGCAAACTCCATTGGTTCTACAGCAAACATTGGCAAAGGCGTTTACTATGTCAGGGGTTACTTTGTAACTGTAGCAGAACAAACACTGATCTTGGATCAGTATGATGTTACTCCTTCCTACAAAGTAGGTCTTAAAGTAGAAGAGCGCATCGTCACTGCAGACGAAGACGAAAGTCTCTACGATAATGCTATTGGAAGTACAAACTTCTCAGCACCAGGTGCAGATAGATTTAAAATCATCCTTACGCTGGTCAAGAAGGAACTTACTGATCCAAACTCAGCTGACTTTATCGAACTTCTGAGAACCAACGCTGGTGATCTCGAAAAGAAAGTATCTCGTAGCGATCTTGGATTTATCAAGGACGTTCTTGCAACCAGAACTCAAGAGGAATCTGGTGACTACTATGTCAAAAAATTTGAGGTAGATGTAAGAGAAAACCTCTCCGACACCTTCAATAATGGTGTATACACAAGTGATCAGACAACTGCACAAGGAGCTACACCTAGTGAAGCAAACATGTCTGTACAGCTGTCTTCGGGTACAGCGTATATCTCTGGATATAGAACTGAGAGACTGTCTACAACCTACACTGATGTAGAAAAACCAAGAGAATTCTTAGGTGCAGACAATCAATCAATCTCTTCTATTATTGGTAATTATATTACAGTTACCAATGCATATCAAGCACCTAGTCTCTATTCTAACATTCTTCTTAGAGATGAATTGACATCTACTCCTGGAACAGCAGTAGGTACTGTCATTGGTATCGCTAAGGTACTTAACTTCTCTACAGATTCTGGTAGTGTCAATACTGCAACTACTCGTTACAGAATTAATATTGCACAGGCAGAAGTTTTTACTAAGTTAGTAGCTACAGCATCTACAACTTGGACACAGGGTAACTACGTTACTGGTTCTACATCTGGTGCTACAGGTTTTGTATACTCTGGTAGCGGCACTACTGGTTACGTATATGGAGTATCTGGTAAATTCCAAAATGGAGAGGCAATTAAGGTAGCAGGACAAAGCAGAACTCTTGCTTCTTCTGGTGGTGCTTTTGAATATTCTTTTGGTGATGTAAAATCCTATAGTGATGGCGCTGGATTTACTGCTGATGCAGTTCTCGGTGAGCGCGTATCTCTCCCAGGCAGTGGTCCTATCATCTCTGGTCACTCTGCAGGCAGTGCTACTGTGACAGCAACGTTGTCTAACTATGCTTCTCAATTGAGAATTGGAGACATTATTGAGTTCTCCAATAACAACGCTTCGCACAAAGCAAAGATTACTGCAGTTACTAGTAACTTTGTATTTACTATCACTCGTCTTGGGTCTACCACTCTTGCTAATGGTGCAATCACTAGTGCTATTATCAGGACTAGAACTGGAATTCAAGATGCCCAGAATAGAAAACTTATTACAAATCTTGGATATGGTGCAGTAAAGAGCACTAATAAAGCAAATACAGTTAACCCTGCTGGATACTACAGAAAGAGTTTCACCAACTTATCTGTTTCTAGTGGATCGGTAACAGTAGATGCTGGTAGTGGTCTTGTATTCCGCGATGCTGGTGACGGAGACGACTTCCAAGTTATTATCAATTCTGGTACGGGAGCAGGTGGAATCGTTGAAGAAGGTAGCGGTTTCTCTATCTCAGGATCCCAGGCAAATGTACAGCAAATCAATGTTACTGGTTTGACTGGTGTAACTAACATTGATGTTATTGCAACTGTTTACAAGTCTGACAGATCTGCTAAGGCAAAGACCACTGAAAGGATGAAGATCCTTAAACTTGATAAGAGTCTTGCCGCGAGTGCAAATGGTCTTACTCAGCAAACTGGCGGATTTGGTAACAGAGTAGACGATAGTCGCATTTCTCTTGGTTGCGGTGATGTATTTAAGGTCAAGGCAATTTATGAATCTACAAATGCCGATGATCCTGTTCTCCCACAATTCTCATACACTAATTTAGTTGGTACTATTTCTACTGACGATGTAATTACTGGTGACACATCTGAATCTAGAGCACGAGTAATCGCAACATCTTCCAACACAGTATATTTCATTCCTGTTGAAGGTGAAAAGTTCACTGATGGTGAGACTATCACTGGACCAAACGCAACTTTCAAAATTCAAGCAGGTACTATTAATACTTCTGGGGCTAAAGATATTACTGATGAGTTTGACTTTGTTAATGGTCAGAAAGATCAGTTCTACGATTATTCTTCTATCAACAGAAAGAGTGGTTTTGCTGCTCCAACTCATAGAGTTTTTGTAATCTTTGATCGTTTCCTTACTACTTCTGGTGAGAGTTTCTATTCGGTAGATTCTTATAGCACCGATGACTATAAGATTATCCCATCATATGATGATGAAGAGTTGAGAAATGTTCTCGACTTTAGACCGATTGTTGCAGAAACACTTAGTGGATCTGGTAGCATTTCTACTCCATATACTCTGTCCGCAACCAAATCATTTGATTTGCTGAACAGAAGTTTCTCTGGAAACGAAGTAGGTCTTCCTGGTCAGGGCGATACTACAATTTTAAGTCTCCAATACTATCTGGGCAGAATTGATAAGGTATTCCTCAACAAAGATAATGTTGTACAAATTGTTAAGGGTGCACCTGCAGCAGTTCCCCTCGAACCAGAGGAAATTGATGATGCAATGCTGCTTGCAACATTAACAATGCAACCATATGTCTTTGATGTGGACAAAGACGTTCAAATCAAAGAGACTAACTACAGAAGATATACGTTTAGAGATATTCAAAAACTTGATGATAGAATCAAGACCCTTGAATATTACACTCAACTGTCACTGTTAGAAGGTGAGACCGCATCGATGGAAATCAGAGATGCTAGTGGTCTTAGTAGATTTAAGAATGGATTTATTGTAGATAACTTTGCAAGTCTCTCTACTAGTGACACTTTACATCCAGATTACAGAGTTTCTGTTGACTTTGAAGAAGGTCAACTGAGACCACCTCACTATACCACACTGGTTGATCTTGTACCAAGTTCTGCCTCTACAAATATCCAAACAACAGGTGATATTGTAACACTTCCATATACAGATAAACTTCTTGTAGATCAACCATATGCATCTGGAGTAGAAAACGTCAACCCATTTAACGTATTTACATACACGGGTGATGTAAAACTGTATCCAGAAAGTGACAACTGGGTAGATACTAAGTCATTGTCTCCTCTTAAATTGCCTGTCATTGAAGGTAACTTCTTGACAACAGTTAGAGAATACAACGCTGACCAGAATGGTTTCTCACCAATCCATTGGAATGCATGGAAAACTACTTGGACTGGCACAAAGACCAGCACAAGCACAGGCGGATGGAGAGGTGGTGGTGGAAAAGGTAGAAGACAGGAAAGTAGAACTATCACTACAACCACTACAACTACTACAAAACAAACAAGAACTGGTATCCGTTACAGAGTTACTCCAGTTATTGAACAGCAGTCTCTTGGAAGCAGGGTTGTCTCTGTTGAGCACATTCAATTTATGCGCTCTAGAAACATCCAGGTCAAGGTACAAAAACTGAAGCCTAGAACCAGGTTCTATCCATTCTTTGATGGCATTAAGGTTCCAGCAAAACTGATGACACCTAGAATTATGGGTGTTGTTAAGAATCCTAGTGCAGATAGCAAAACTAATAACATTCCTTTCCAAGTTGGTGAGACTGTTCTTGGTAAAGCTACTAAATCTGCAAAAGCAACCTTTAGAGCGAAAGTTGCTGCACCAAATGAAAACTTTACTATCAATCCACTCACTGGCGATGATATCTCTAGTGTAAATGATTACACAGCAAACCTTGGATTTATTAATATTGATACTAAATCTCTTGCGGATCAAGCAAAGGGATCTTTCTATGGTTCTCCAAAGCAGAACTTCTATCTGGTTGGTCAGACCTCAGGTGCAGTTGCAAAAGTTAGTGATAAGAGACTTATTACTGACCAAAGAGGCAACCTTGACGCTTCATTCTTTATTCCAAATCCAAAAGGAACTGGATCTTTGAAGTTTAAGACTGGAACAAGACTATTAAAACTCACTGACGATGCAAACGACAGTGGTATCCAGGGTGTATCTGATTCTAGTGGCGAAGCAGAATTTACCGCATCTGGTATTCTCCAAACTACACAGGAGACTATTCAATCGGTTAGAAATGCAAAGGTCACCTCAGAGAACCAGAAGCAAAGCAGAACACTCGTCAACTCCACATCTTCTAGTAGAGAAGAGACACGTTGGGTTGACCCTCTTGCTCAAACCTTCCTGATTGAAGATTCTAACTTGGAAGGTGGTGTATACCTTTCTAAGATTGATTTGTTCTTCTTCCAGAAAGATAGTGAAATCCCTGTTGTTGTGGACATCCGCACAGTAGAAAATGGTATTCCTACACAGGATATTTTACCATTCTCTAAGGTAGTTAAGCAACCTGAAGATGTAACAATTTCTTCTGATGCGTCCACACCTACTACATTCACATTTGAAAGTCCAGTATTCCTCCCATTCAGAAAAGAACATGCAATGGTTCTAACTTCTGATTCTAACCAATATAAGGTATTCATTTCTATATTGGGTCAAGATGCTGTTGATGCAGCACACTCTGGTGAGAAGATTTCAGAGCAACCATATATTGGTGTTCTATTCAAGTCTCAGAACGCATCCACTTGGACACCTTCTCAGTATGAAGATCTTATGTTCAAGATCTATCGTTGTAAGTTCACAAAACCAACAACTTCTGCTAACTCTAAACTGATCTTGGAGAATGCACAACTCAAAGAAACTAACGGTGGTACTTTAGCGCTTGCACCAAATGCACTGCAGTTTACTTCTGGTAGTGCAGACATTAGAGTATTCCACTCTAATCACGGTATGCAATCTAATCTTAACTATGTAAAACTTGAAGGTGTTGTTTCTGAGGTCCCTGCAACTGCCATCAACGCAAGTTCTGGTCTCGCTACCACTGGTACAAGTATTACGGTAGATGATGCATCTCAGTTCCACACAACAATCGGTGGATCTGCTGTGAGTAGTTCAAACCCAGGATTTATTAGAATTCTTGGTGATGATGAGGATGGAAGCGGAGATGAAATCATTGCATACTCTGGTATCGCTGGTAATGTAATTACGATTGCTACAAATGGCAGAAATCATGATGGTACATCAGGTTCTTCTACTGGAAAAGCGCACGACGATGATGCAGTTGTTGAATGCTATAACATTGCTGGCATTCCTTTACCACTGATCAACACTACCCATAATTCTACTACGGGTGGTATTATTTCCATCAATAGTCCACATAGTTACAAACTGAGAATTACTGGTAAGACTGCTAGTAAGACTGTAAATGCTGGTGGCGCTAATATGGAAGTAACTCAGAATATTCCTTGGGATGTTCTGACACCACAGATTCAATCTCAGACACAACCAAATACAGGAATTTCTGCAAGAGTTCTTGCAACTAGTGGTACTTCATGTGGTCCATTCCCATCAGGCGTATCTGCAGAAACATCTTTCGTCAAAGATACGACTTACGTTGATGTAACTTTGGGAGAAGAAAACTACTTCCCAGCAACTAAAGTTATTGCTCATGAATTGAACGAACAAAACAGAATGAACAATGTTAAGTCCTTCACTATGGAGTTGGATCTTCAATCTGAGAACGATCACCTTTCTCCTGTCATTGACTTGACAAGATGTTCAATCATCACTACTGCTAATGTTTACAATAACGTTGAACCAAGCGCAGGTCTTGGTGGTGAGTGTGCAGCAAACTACATTACTAAAGTTGCACGCCTTGCAAATGCTGCTACAAGTCTGAAAGTAATGCTTTCTGCAAATACTTGGACACCATCAAACATCAGAGTGATGTATAAGTTGGTTCCTGTTGGTAGCACAGCAAGTTTGGACGATCTGCAATTCCAGTTCTTCAATACAGACGGTAAAGCAGACAGTGGTGCTCTTGTTCCACAGAATGAAATCGAAACATTCACTGACTACGAGTTCTCCGTCGAAGATGTAGAGGAATTTGATGCATTCCAAATTAAGATTGCATTTATTGGTTATGATCAACCATACATACCTAGAGTGAAGGACTTTAGAGGAATTGCTCTGGCATGATAGAAGACAATATTGAACTGATCCCTGTCGATGGTCATAACAACCTAGGCAGGGATCCTGGTAGTAATGCAATTGTAAATACTGATGAAAGTGCCTACGACGCATACATCAAAGCAAGAAACCAGTCCAAGAGAAAGGATAGAGAACTAGAATCTCTTAGAGCAGAGATCGACGAATTAAAAGCTCTTGTTGGTAAGTTAGTTCAACAACAAGATAAATAGTCGTAGGCTAAATAATATAAGGAATTCTGTAGAGAATGGCTTCTGCTGTATCCAATTTGTTGATCTACCAAGGATCTGATTTCAATATCGATTTCACTGTTGAAAACGATAATGGAACTCCTTTCAATTTGACTGGATATTCTGTTGCGTGTCTAATTAAGAAGCACTATACAAGTAGCACTTCTACCACTGTGACAGCAGCAATTTTATCACCTGCTACCTCTGGACAAGTCCAGTTATCTCTAGGGAATACAGTAACTGCTGGCATGAAATCTGGTAGATACGTATATGATGTTGTTATTACTTCTGCCTCTGGTATTAAATCTAGAGTATTAGAAGGCACTGTAAGTGTTCTAGAAGGAGTTACTATCTAATGGCACGTCTTAGATTCGGAGATCAATCAGTACCAAGAGTTACCAGAGTTGCCACTGGCGGTGGCGGCGGAACTATTGGCGGTTTATCCGACATCGATCTGACGGATACTTCTCAGGGCGGTCTCGCTGAAGGCGCTGTTCTGGTTTATGATAATGCTAATAGCAAGTTTGTACCAACTAACGTATTAAATAACATCACGATCAACGGGGGTTCGTTCTGATGGCATCATCCATCCTAATCAAAAGAAGTACAGGGAGTGTCGCTCCAGGTACTATTACATACGGTGAACTTGCCGTAACAACAGGTGCTAACGGCACACAGGCAAACGCTGGTGACCGATTGTTTATCGGTGATAATAACGGTGCTGCTCAGGTCGTTGGTGGTAGATATTTTACTGATCTGCTGGATCATGTACATGGTACACTGACCGCAAGTTCTACAGTTATTGTAGACAGTAACTCTAAGATTGACAACTGGTTGGTTGATGACATTCAATTGAATGCTAACGTCATTACAACTAGCACTACAGATACTGACCTCATCTTCCGTGCAAATGGCACAGGTAAGTTAGTAATCGAAGATGGTCAAGAATTAGAGTTTGGCACAACTGGCGACGTTCAACTGCAGTTTGTTGACGCCGATGCAGCTCTCAAGATCACTCGTGTTGGAGCAACTACCCCCGACCTGCTCCTCGACGATGACATGAAGCTGTACTTCGGTGCAGGCAAAGACGGTTCCATTCACTATGATGAAACGACCTCGGATAGAATCCAAGTTGAGGGCGCAGACTGGACATATAATACTGGCGTACAAGTTAACTACGCCGACACTACAGATGCATCTAACAGAACTACTGCTAGTGTAACATATGCGGGTGGTATTGGTGTTGCTGCAACCACTTGGACTAAGGATCTTAGAGTAGACGATAGTGTTATTCTGGGTACAGATAACACTGATGCACTTACCGTTAACTCTACCACAGTTTTCCAGAACGGTGTAACGTTTAACGGCACAACCACCATCACAGGCAATACTGCCCAGACTGGTGAAATTACCATTGACCAACTTAAATTAGATGGCAATGTTCTTTCCACAACTTCTGGCACAGAACTGATCATTGACCCATTCCCAGCAGGTGGGGATGCCGATGGTCTGGTCATCATCAAAGGTGACCTCCAAATTGATGGTACGACAACCACTGTTAACTCGGCAAATATGTCAGTTAACGATCCTACGATTGAACTGGGCGATCCTACCACTGCTATCACAGTAACTACCAATGCAACTAGTGGTGCTACTGACATCATTGTTGACCGTGTAGAAGGGTTCACTGTTGGTGATTCCGTAACTGGCACAAATATCGCAGGTAGTACAACTATCAGTGCAATTAATTCTGGTACTAGCACACTTACTTTAAGTGCTGCTATTACTGGCAACATCGCTTCTGGTCAAGCACTGACAGTAACCCGCGCTGCAGATGATGCTCTGGATCGTGGTGTTAAAGTTCACTACTACGGTGGTTCGGGTGCTAAGTTCGGTTTCTTTGGTTATGACCGCACTGGCGGTGCTGATGGACTTGGTGCATGGACATTCATTGAGGATGCATCTGATACAAACACCGTATTTGGTGTAAATGGTAACCGTGGTACCGTTGTTCTGGGTGATCTGGAACTCGATACTGACCTTGAGGTTCAGTATGGTGGTACTGGCGCTAGCACATTTACCACTAACGGTATTGTTTATGGTCAAGGTGCAAGTCCAATGCAGGTAACTGCTGCCGCAAACATGGTAAGTCCAGGTACTGGTAGTGATGCCACAACCTCCTACCAAGTTCTGACTGTAACATCTGCTGGTGTTCCTGTCTGGACTAACACTATCGATGGGGGCACATTCTGACGGAGTTAAATATGGATGTACAAATTGTTATTGCTACACTACAACGTAAAGTTTCTGAATTGACTTTGACAAACGTGATGCTTGAAGCGCAACTTCAAGATTTGAGAAGTCAGTTAAATAGTATGAAAGAACAACAATCTATTGAGAATGCTATAGATGGCAACGAGAATCAAGCTCAAGAGATCAACAACGGTAGCGGCAGTACCGACGACTTCTAATTTAGAAGACGGAGAAGTCGCGCTTAATATAGCTGATCGAAAACTATACGCCAGAAATGGTGCAAATATCATTGAGGTTGCAAACCAAAAGCCTAATACAGGCGAGGTTGTTACCACAATGTTTGCTACTGACATCACCAATGGTCAGGGCAATACGTATTATGTTGCCTCGGTAGGAACAGATAATAACACACTAGCAAATGGTGGAGATAATGGCAAGCACCCAGATACGCCATTCCTAACAATTGCTAAAGCACTCAGTCTAGCATCTTCTGGTGATACTGTTCTAATTGCCCCTGGTGATTACCAGGAGACCTTCCCACTGACTGTTCCCGATGGTGTAACAGTTCGTGGTACCAATCTTCGCTCTACACAAATTAGACCTAGTAGTGCAACTAATGATTTAAACGCTTTTGTTCTTCAAGGTGATTCTCAGGTCTCTGATTTGACAATCAAGGACTTTTTCTATAACTCTGGTAATGATACTGGTTATGGATTTGTGTGTGCATCGTCTTTGAGCTCTGACAAATCTCCATATATTGAAAGAGTAACTGTACTCACCAAAGGTAGTGTAACTTCTGGCACTGATCCATATGGATTTGCTCAGGGTGACGCTGGTCGTGGTGCCAAGTTAGATGGTGCATTATTTAACTCTAATAGCATTGAATCTGCAGTCCTCTTCAATGAGGTAACTTTTATTGTACCTAATGCTGTAGGTTTACTTGTCACTAACGGTGTACGTGTTGAGTGGTTGAACTCTTTCGTATACTTTGCATCTGAAGGTATTAAGGGTGTTCAGGGTGCCACTGGTAGATATGGCACAGGAAACACTCGTCTGAAACTTGGTGGTGTTAGTGGAACGTTCTCGACTAACGAAGTTGCATATCAGTTAGAAGATAGTTTCCAGTCTGGTACTTACGCTAGAAGTGGAACCACTGTTACTGTAACAAGAACTGCACACGGTTTAACCACAAATGACTACATCTATGCTGACCATATTAGTGGTTCTGCTAATGATGGATTCTATCAAGTAACAGTATCTAACGTTAATAGTTTTACATACACTGATACTAGTTCTGGCACTACTTCGGGTAACGTAACTTATAAGAAAGCAGTTGCTCGCGGTACAGTCTCTAGTAACGATGGTACATACGTATTCATCACTGGTAAAGGCACTGGCGAGTTTACCACTGTAACAAAACAATCCAAGACTACCTCCAGATTCGGTGATACTCAGTTAGACACTGCTCAACAGAAGTTTGGTACAGCATCTATTCTGTTTGACGGAACTGAGGACCAACTGACTGTTCCAACCTCTGAAGACTTCGGTTTTGGTACTTCTAACTTTGCGTTTGAATGTTTCATCAGACCAAATGGTGGTTCTGGTACACAAAGAATTTTTGACTTCCGTGATGCATCTGCTACAGATACCGCACCTACACTGTATCTGTCAGGTACCTCACCATACACCCTTAATTACGCCGTAGGCAACGGTGCAGCACAGTCTGGGGGTTCTCTTGCCACAGGCACTTGGTACCATATTGCAGCGGCACGTAGCGGTGGTACAACACGCATTTTCGTTGATGGTACACAGGTTGCATCATTTACAGACACCAATGACTATGGTTCTACAAAACCATTGGCAATTGGTGCTAACTTCAATACAACTGCACCTACAGAAGAATTTACTGGACACATTGATGAAGTCCGTGTAAGTAAAGGTGCTGGTCGCTTTACTGGAGCATTCACACCAACAACTAGTGAATACTCGACAGATCTGAACACGGTACTCCTGCTGCACGCTAATGGAACAGACGCACTCACAACATTTGATGATGCATCTGGTGGTATTTCTGACGTTCGTTCTAGCGGTGGAGATTCTGCAACCTCAGTAATTACTGCTGACTATTCTCAGTTCGGTGCAGAACTGCGCTCCATCTCCTCTGCAAACATCTATGGCACAAAGGGTGCTGTTGCAGATGGTGCTGGTGTAAAACTGCTCCTGACAAGTCATAACTTTGCATATATTGGTGCAGACTCTGACTTCTCTAATGATCCATCATTGGCAGTTCAGGCAAATGAAGTTACTGAGCTCAATGGCGGTAGAATATTCTACTCAGCAACCAACGAAAAGGGAGACTTTAGAGTTGGTGATGCATTTGTAGTTGATCAGAGCACTGGTAACGTTCAGTTCCAGGCAACTTCTCAAGCACAATCTGCTGCCAACATCACATTGAGTGATGGAACTGGTACTACTAACATCTATCCAGCATACATTGAAACTGGAAACTTACGACTTGCTGGTAACAGTCTGACATCTACGACAGGTCAGGTAATCGTTGACCCTGCTGGTCAAGAAGACTTTGTTGTAAACGCAGAAACGATTGTTAAAGAAGCAATCTATTTTGATGTCAACAAATCCATCGCGTTTGGTAGTACAGTACAAGGTGCTCTGAAGATCAGTGGATTCAGAGACAGTACAATCTTTGGTTCATCTGAAGTATCCAACTTCTCCACCAGATCTTTTGTAGTTCTCAAGAACGGTATTGGTACTGTAAATATTGTTGCTGCTGGTTCTGGATACGTTGGTGGACAACAGGCAGTAGAAGTAACCACAGAACCATTCCAAAAAGCTACAGCAACAGCAACTTTAGAAACCCTTGGTGGAGTTAAGACTGTAAGTCTTACTAACAGAGGTTCTGGATACACTTTAGTTCCAACTGTCGCATTTTCCACTGGAACAGCTGCTGGTACCGCTTCTCTCGCACCTGGTGGTAGATTACAATCCGTAGAAGTTATTAATGGTGGTTCTAATTTTACATCACCAACCTTAGTAGTTGATGAAGCACCCCAAGCGGCATTTACTGCATCTACAGATACTGTAGATACTACTGCTAACTCTATTACTATTTCAACTCATCCATTTGAAACTGGAGATCAAGTTCTTTATGATGCTACCACACTTGACGCTACTGCTGTAGCGATTGGTGGTCTAACTAGTGGACAAAATTATTTTGTAATTAGAGTAGACGGTGATAATGTTAAACTTGCGTCTTCTTTAGCAAATGCAAATGCAGGAACTGCAATTTCTCTTTCTGGTTCCCCATCTGGATCTCAGTTCTTGCAAGGTGAACAAGCTACCGTCAGTGCTACTTTAGCGGCAGGTGTCATTACTGCAATTACTGTTACTAACGATGGTAGTGGATATTCTACTGCTCCAAACATTACAGTAACTGATGCTGCAGGTTCTGGAGAACAACTCAATACCGTTCTTGGTAAAGCTGTTGATTCGGTGACGATTACTACCGTTGGTAGTTATGCATCTGGATCTGCACCTGGAGTAACATTCACAAACGATGCTCTTGATACAACTGGTAGCGGTGCTGTCGGTACATCTGTACTGGGATTTGCAATCGCCAGTATTAATGTTTCTAATTTTGGTTTAGGATATAGAAGTCTCCCCACAGTAACTGTTGGCGGTGATCCAACATCTCCAGCAACAGTTACACCTGTATTGGACGAACAGACTGGTCGCCTCTCTGCTATTACATTAGATACAGCTGGTACTGGATATGAAACCGCACCAGCAATCACAGTTGATAATGGTGCAGGTACTGGAGCAACAATTACAGTTGATATCCAATCCGTTTCTGGTACTATTACAGCATCTGGTTCTGGATATACTGCGGGCACTTATGCAAACGTAGCATTTACTGGAGGTAGTGGTCAATCTGCAACTGCAACATTTACAATTCCAGGTTTTACTGGAACCATCAGCAATGCAGGTAGTGGATATACAGATGCAACTTATTCAGTTGCTCTTAGAAACCCACCAACAACAACATTTACAGTTACTGTTGTACAGAGAGATAAACTCGACATTACAGCTATTTCTGGAACGTTCTCTGTAGGCAATACCGTAACAGGTAGTGTTTCTGGTGCTACTGGTACAGTTACTGCAGTTGATCCACTTGGATCATACATTTACCTCAATAACGTAACGGGAACTTTCTTAGATTCTCAGCAGGAAAATGTAACTAGTGGTGCAACCTCAGCAACCATTGACGTTTCATCTTTAAATGTCAATCGCTACCTAATTAATGGCAATGAGGCATTTAACCAAACTCTGACTGATGATAACACATATCGATATGATCAATCTGATGCTTCTAATGCCAATCACCCTCTAGCCATCGGCACTGCTGTAACAGGATTTAGTGGGAGAGCGTTCGGAACTCCAGGCACAGCGGGTGCATACTTTGAGGTTATTGTCGGTCCTGCTGTTTCGGGACTAAGTTTAACGTCAACCTTAACTTGCACGGTACATGGTGCTCAAATGCAAGAACCTGGTACCATTTCTTTTGCAACTGGTGCTGCTGGTCAAAGTGGCGAAGGTATGCAGGCAGATGTTACGGTCACTTCTGGAGTTGTAAGTGCTGTAACTCTTACAGCACAAGGAACGAATTACAAAGTTGGTGACGTTCTTCAAGCTGATACTGGAGATATTGCAGGTGGATCTGGGTTTACATATACAATCAATGCCAACAATTCTGGAATTAGCAGTGTAACTAATATCTCACTAACTGGTCAAGACTATCAGATTGGTGATGTCTTGAGTGTAGACGATGCTACTGTTGGCGGAGGCGGTGGTAGTGGTTTCCAATTCACTGTTAATAATGCAGGTTTTGCTAGTGCAGCAACAGTAACTACTCCAGGTCAAGCATACGAAGCAGCAGATACTCTTATTCTTGGTAATGTTGGTGGTGTTGGAGTAGCACAAGGAACAGGTTTAGATCTTTCTATTGCTACAATCTCAGCAACTAAATCCCTTGAGTTATCACAGGAAGGAAATCTCACTCTCGGTGAAGCTGGAGGAAATCAAGTAACAATTCAACCAGATGGATTAATCCAAACATCTACTTGGAGTGTTACTTCTACTGGTCAGATTACAGCAGCAGCGGCGTCGCTTACTGGCAACATCACTATTGGTGGAACTTCTGCTGTAACAGGAACTTCCACATTTACTGGTCTTGCTACATTTAATGGTGGCATTACATCTACTGGTAGTGATAATACATTAGATCAAGTAGATTTAGAACTTCAAGATGGATCAGCTTTAACACCATCACTTTCCTTTGATAGTTCTGACACAACGGGTCTCTTCAGAGCTGATGCAGATGTAATTGGCATCACTACCGCAGGTACAGAAACAAGTAGATTTACTTCTAGTGGATTTGATACCACTGGTCTCAAAGTTCATTCTACTCTTAATTCTTCCACTCCATTCTTTAACGTAGATACTGCTACACCAAAACTTACTGTTGGTGCTGCAGCAACAAACGTTGAGATTCTTGCAAACTCTACCATTACAACTAATGGTACTGATATTGATGTTCCACTGAACTTTGCAACTAAAGGTGGTGGAAACTTTGTATTTGGTGGTGGCACTAACGTAGATTTTACTATCACTGATGGCACTACAGAGACATTCAACATTGACACCGTAACGGGTGACATTACTGCTAGTGGTAATCTTGATGCAGGTATCCTGCGTTTTAGAGATAATGTCATTCAGAACAACAGTACAGCTGCAGTTCGTTCCTTCGGTCAGGTTTTAGATCTACAGGTCACAGGCACTGGATCTGGATATACTGATGGTACGTATACTGATGTTGCAACCACTACTACGGGAATTGGTACAGGTCTGACTGTTACTGTAACAGTTGCATCTGGAGACTTCTCAACAGTTACTGTCGTTGATAAGGGTCAAAACTATAGAGTAGGTGATCCTATCACTATTCCTTCTGTTGGTGGTGGGTCTGGAAGAACAGTTACTGTCATTGACGTTGATGGTCAAGGTGTCATTATTAAACCTTCTTCTAATAAGGATGTTCTTATTGATAGTGAAGGCGCTCTGATTATTCCTGCTGGTCCTACCACTTCTAGACCAGATGCTCTCGATGTGAGAACTGGTGCAATCAGATTCAACACAACCCAGTTACAGTTTGAAGGTTACAACGGATCCGATTTCGTTTCTCTGGGTGGTGTCCGTGACGTTGACCAGGATACCTACATCCTTACAGAATCTTCTCCAGGTACTGACGAAGATACTTTTGAATTCTTTGCAGCAGGTCAAAATAACTTAGCGTTAAACAACACTACCCTGACATATAAGGGTAACATGGCAACGGTTATTCATCCTAGAGACTTTGAATACCGCACTGCAGGCACATTGAGTATAAATGGCACTGCACTTTCTCCTGCACTGAATGTTAATGTTGTTGATCAAACAATTTTACAAGTTAGATCCCAAAAGGATGTTGAAATTATTGATGGTTTGAGACTTCGTGCAGTTCCTGCACAAGGTATTGTTTCCGCTTTTGATAATGCAAGTTTAACACAAGTTGCTACATCATATACAGCAAGCACTACGTTTACTGGGATTGTAACTAACGCACAGGTAGATGGTACTGGTTTGACCGTTGATGTAGAGGTCAATGCTTCTGGAACTGTTACCTCTGTTACAGTTGCCTCTGGAGGAACTTCATATGAAGTTGGTGAAATTATCACTATTGCAGGTACCTCACTAGGTGGCACAACTCCAGACCAAGACGTTACTATTAAAGTTGATTCAATTACCAGCCCAAGCACACCATTTACTCGTAGTGATATCCTCTATAACGAATATGTAACTCGTTTAAATAGTAAGAACTTCATTACGTATGATGGTAGTGGATCTGAAGCAGGTCTGAGAATTAACAGATCTTGGCAGGCAGGTGGAGCAAATAATTACCTGACTGTAATGGATTCTACCGCAGACTTCGTTGAACTTGACGATTGTCGCGTAGAGGGTGGTCAACTCACAACATTCAGCACATCTGCAACTATTACTGCATTTGATAAAGCACAGTATAAAGGCGCTAAAGTTTTGGTTGCTATTGAGAGTAACGATGGTAAGGTTCACATGCTTGAGGTTACCGTAGTTTGTGCTGCAGCAGGTACTGATGCACATGCAACAGTTACTAATTCGGTAACATCTGATAATGATTTGGTTGATGCAAGTGTAGCGGTTGTCGGTTCTAGCGTCAACATCTCTCTGGCAAAATCAAGTGCCGCAACATCGTCCACATCCTTTACTGGTAGGTTCACAACCACCAAGGTCAAGGTATAAATAACCTAAGGTAATCTAAAGTCATGCCAATTAAGAATTTTTCATCTATTGGTGGCTTTGCGGTTGGTTCTACTGAGGTAGTAAATACTGATTTTGCCCTCAAGAACATCTCGCAAATTCACATGATCAGTGATCATTTCACTGATGCCAATAGGGATGTCTATATAATGAAGAGGCAGACTGATGCTGCAAACAACACATTGCAGTTGTCTTTAGATGGTGGAACTCCTCTTGCTACAAATACTCCACCTTTAGCGAATGATAGTGTTGCCTTTATTAGCGCTAGAGTTTTTGGGCAAGAAACAACTAATAATGACTATGTTTATGCTGCAGTGATGGAAGTCCTGGTTGCAACCGATTCTTCTGGGGTACCTTCTGTTGTTTCTACTTTTGAAGAGACAATCAGAAACAATCCACCAGCACAGGAAGAATGGAGTGTAACTGCAGACGCTTTCCAAATTGGTGCTGCACCTTTTTTCAGCTTTGAAGTTGAAACAGTAACTACATCTTCCACGGTTACGTGGATTGGAATTGTTGACATCACAGTCGTATCCTAAGGATTCGGAGTACAAATAAATGAGTCTCAAGTTTAATACCGACCAACAGAGAATTGAAGCGTCAGGCGCTAAACCTACAGGTAGGTGGACTAATGCCACTTATAGCAGATCTGCGAGTGGTTTAGTAAATATTGTTTCGGTTGCACACGGTATCATTGCAACTGAAAAACTGTACATCGACTTCCTTACGGGCGGTGAGACTGACGGTACTTACACCGTAACCAAGGTAGACGACGATAATCTTTCTTTCCAGAGTAGCTCTACTGGAATAATTACTGCTGGTCAAACACTGGCATACAAGAGAGTGCGTTCTCTCAGTTTTCAAGGGGACGAGTCTCTTGAACTCAGTGTAGGTACTGGTGCTCTTGAAAAGGACGCTATCTTTATTAATAAGAACGTACAAGAAAACGTTCGTGTTGGTATTAATACTACTGATCCTCAGTTTGAACTTGACGTTGAGGGTCAAATTAGAACTACTCGTTCTATTATCTCTGATACTGCACAGGTTACGAACCTGGATATCGATACGATTATCAACCCAGCGTTGGCTCTTCGTGGTCCTAACCTGATCAACTTTGAAGATACCGACGTTACTAGTCCAACGTTCGGCACTACATTCTATCCTACAGCAGACACTCCCCCACTGAGTGATCAGTCTAGACGTATTGCTACCACAGACTTCGTATATAAAGTTGCCACTAACGATACTGGTGGTCGTGTATACGTATCTTCCACAATTGGTAGTGATGATAATGATGGTCGTTCTGCTGCACGACCTGTTGCCACTATCAAAAAAGCAGCACAAATTGCATATGGTCTGCAGAAAGCAACTCCAGATCCAGATGATGAGTACGTATCTATCATCGTATCTGGTGGTGAATATTTTGAAGACAACCCAATTTCACTGCCAAGAAACTGCTCTCTGATCGGTGACAACCTGCGTCGAGTAATTGTCAGACCGCAGAACCAAGATCGCCACATGATCAAGGCGTCTAACGAGACGTATATTTTTGGTGTTGTATTTCGTGACGCTCTACAAAACCCATCGGATCCGCAGAGTACAGTAATCCACACCTGGAAATATGCATTCGTATTTGACGATAAGCAGCGTCTCTACTACGAACCAGAATTGGGTCAAATCCCATCGAAACCTGGTGACAAGTTCCGTGGTCAGAACATCTTTAAGATTACATTCAACAACCACACAGGTAGTGACTTAACTCTACTTGTTAACGCATACTTACAAGGTGGATCTTCTGGTACACAAGGTAGAGTACAGTCAGTTAACTTTACGGGTCCTGATGCATCTCCCAACTCAACAGGTGACATTACAGTTCTAATCACATCTGGCGTTAATGATGTCTTCCAGGATGCTGAGAAGATTTTCTATAATAATACTAGTTTTGCTAGTATCATCACAGATATTAACAACCCTGGTGTATCTGACCGCCTTGACGTTGTTGATGCAGAATCTCTCAGACCAGAACTAGAGACAATCTCCAACCAAATCTATCAGCATACAGTAGATGCTGAAAGAGAAGAACTCAAATTCTTTGCTCGCACTAGTGCTGTAAATACGACTAATAATACAATCAACATTCCAGGTCATGGTCTGAAAACAGGTCATGCAGTATACTATGATAAGTATGAAGATACCGTAGCACTCCCTGGTCTGATTGATCAAACTGTTTACTATGTAAGAACTATTGATGCTGATAACATTGAGTTGTACGATACGTATGCCAATGCTAGTGCAGCAACTAACGTAACTCAAGGTAGAAGAGACTTTACTGGCGAAGCAACTGCTGGACTTTACCATAAGTTCAAATCTGGCGCAGTAATGCCAGAGAGCAACAATATTTACATTGAAAGACACCAATTTACAACTGGTGATGGTATCACTTACCGTGCTGGTAAGATGGGCGCTATTGGTGGTCTTACTAACAATGTTAATTACTTCGTATATAAAGAAAACGACGATTGGATTCGTATTGCAGCATCCGCTGCTGACGCAGTAAATAAAGCGGCAGATGGTTCTGACGATCCAACAACAATCGATATCACATCTGCTGGACTTGGATTCCAGAGATTTGATGTTAGTGAAAGACTTTTAACAGTATCTACAATTGATACTTCTCTGAACACTCAGGGAACTTATAATGGTCCAATCTTCAATCTGGCAACTTCTTCGGTTTCTTCAGACTTCCACGATTATGAAGTTGGAACGGAAGTTGAGTTATATGGATTTACAAATAGTGCCATCGACTTTGGTGGTTCTGTTAATAGTGCTTACACAATCAGTGGGGGTTTAATTACTGTAACTCTGTCAAGTGTGGACAATACTAAGACCTCCGCACTGTTCGCAGATTGGATCACTCTTGGCGAAGGTGGTTTGACATTTAACTTCCCAGGAGAAGATAATCGTTATAGTAAGACATATCATATCGGTCAGTTTGACTTAGGATCTGGAACACCTAGCCTCCCATCCAATACAGATTTGGGTATGGGTTATGCACGTTATAATAGTTCCAATACTACTGTTACTGTTGTACTGAAGCAATCCGATTCTCCAACCACGGGAGATAACATTGTTTCTTCTAGCGGTTCTGGTGTATCAGTTCTCGATAACGTTGCAGACCTCAATGGTAGAAAGTATATCACACACCGCATCGAGCGTGCTGATGGATACTCGCTGCAGTTTGTTGTTAGAGCAAATATCACCAACATCTCCGCAACACTGAATCCATCTGGTGACCAGAACGTAATTGGTTCTGCCAACTATGTTTTGGCATCTCTTCGCAACTCTCCATACGGTTTTGATGCAGTCAACGTTTCTGACAGATTCCGTGATGGTGGCACTGCAATCAAGACTAACCAAGAGTTTATTGCAGAAGAAGCATATGCATATGTCAAGTCCCACTACGAAAACTCTCAAACTAGAACATCTTCTCTGACCATTGGACCAACCACTTTCGCAGCACAAGCAGAAAGAGTTACTCGTCCAATCACATCTTGGAGTGTTACTGGCACTAAAGCAACCTTCGTTGTCAAGAGAGGTCATAACCTGTTCTCTAGTGACGGTGGAACTGCAACTCAAGTCACTATTGCAGGTACCACTGGTCTCAGTACCAATGGAACATTTGACATCGATGATATTCTTGATGATAAGAGATTTGTTCTGGATCTTGGCAATACTCAATCTACAGGGCAAACTGGAACTACTGGCACATTTAACGATTTCCAGAAACCATTCAGAACACCTGGCAGCGAACCATTTGCAGATCGCTATGCAGATGCTGCAGATGCGATCTACTCTAATGCAGAAATGATCGCTGAGGTAGCAGTCGGCAAGATGCTTGCTGCTAACGGTAGTTTTACTATTCCAACTGGAAACCAGTCTTGCATCGATGATGTCAAAGACTTCCTGCAGTTGGCGATGGCACACAACCTCAGATGGGGTGGTAATGACCGAGTATATGATGCTGCGAACTACTACGTTAGAGGAGCACATGTTGCAGGTGAGCAAGACAGATCTGTAGAGGTCTTCAACTATGCTCGTGATTTTGCAATTCAGGTAATTAGAAACCTTCCTGTACTCAGACATCCTCATAGCACTATTCAACAGTATTATGAGCAAGTCACTCTCGATACAGTATTAAACAACTCTGTAGGTGATGCCGCCAATCAAATCAACACGAACCTCGCATTTATTGCAGCAGAGGCAGTTGAGAGATATACAATCGCTAACGTAGGATTCAATGTTCCTGGTGGCAACCAGAACTGTATTGATGACGTTGTAGATGTTCTGAGATCGCTGACCTACAACTTGGCACATGGTGGCAACGACGCAGTATATGATGCTGCATCATACTATACAGGAACAACCCACGTCGATGGTGAAGAGACTGAAACTCAAGCAATCTTTAACAATGCTAGAGACATTGCTAAGCAAGTCCTCAACAATGAGACTGTAACTGTACAGGGTAGTCATGGTCTGACCCAAGTCAAAGACAACACCATCACTGTTGATCCAGGCGGTTGTGCAGCAATCAAGTCTAGTGTAGATACCCTGATGGCAATCGTTACTACTGCGGTAGCTAACGACAATATGTCTCATGCAACCAGAACTGCAGCAACAAATGCAACCTGTGCAGACGTTGCATCTAGTATCACAACTTTAACAACAGTCCTTACAAACGCTATCGGTACCAACTCTGGCACTGGTAACCTCAACGGTGTAACCAGAACTGTTGCTCCTGGTGACATTCAGTGCATCGACGACGTACAGAAGATTCTGAGAGCATTCTCCCATGACTTACGTTATGGTGGTAACTCCAAGACTATTGAAGCAGCCAACCTCTACATCAGTGGTGGATCTGTCGCACACGTCCCAGAAGAGGTTGAATTTACTCGTGCAACATTTGCAGCTGCAAAAGAACTAGCAATTGATGCAATCAGAAACCAGTTAGAGGATGGACAATTCTCTCAGATTGCACCAGTTGCAAATGGTTCTATTACTGTAGATAGCAGTGCACCTGAGTGTGCAAACGTTGTATCTGCTCTGGTTACTAACTGGGGTATTTTAGATAACGTTCTTGCTAGTGGAACTGCATATAGTGGAACTGTAACTACTCCAGATCCAGTTATCTCTGAGCAAGATAACGGACTGTATTCTTTCCCACTGCTTTCCAACAACCTCGATCTTCCAGTTGTTGAGGCATCTCCATACATTCAGAACTCCTCCCTGATCTCCTTCCTGGGTGGTTCTGGTTGTGAAATTGACGGTGCTAAGGTTGCTACACCAAACGTACCACGTCCAGGTCTGAAACTGAATGCACAGGGTAACACCGTTGCAAACTTCGACCCACAAGGTAAGTCGATGGTTGCTAACGCATTTACCATCATCTCCTTTGGTGGTACTGCTTATAACATCAGTAATGATGGTTACACTCAGTTGGTGTCTGTCTTCGCAATCTTCTGTCAAGATGGTATCCTTTGTCAGTCTGGTGGTTACGCTTCCGTTACTAACTCAGCATCTAACTTCGGTACGTTCGCACTTCGTGCAACTGGTTTCAGAGCAGAACCATACGACTTTGATATCGGTGTTATCGATAACATCAGTGATGACTTAGATGGTAATGGAGTTCCAACAGGTAGACAGGTCATCCGTGTTAGTGGTCCAAATCTGACAAACATTCCCGTTGAAGACTACATCATCAGAATCAGTGGCACATCACCAACAGATCCTGCAACTGAGCACATCATTCTTGAAACTGAAATCATTAGTGGTTCTGTAGGTTCTCAAGTTACTGCAGACATCACCACTAACAGGGCGATGGACTATACTGATACTTCCAACGGCAATCGCTATCAGAATACCAGTAGCCCTACTTATGTTGCTGGAAGTTTGCCACTGAGCAATCTTCACACAAGAGGTATCCAGTTCCACAGACCATCTGTCTGTAACTCTTCTTCCCACACTTGGGAATTCTCTGGTGCTGGTAACACTTATGCTGCACTGCCTCAGAACGGTGGTGTTGGTCTTGGTACTGCATACGAAGCATCTGAACAATCCTTCGGTCAGGTTTATACCTCGGGTACTAACGAGTTTGGTGACTTTAAGGTTGGTAATTTCGTTACCATCTTCAACAGAACTGGTGCTATTAGTTTCGTTGGTACTGTTAGTATCTCCGAACTGTCCTCCATTAAGATTGTTGGTGGTGCAATCACTATTACAGGTTTCTCCGATGATGATAACCTGGGTGGCACATTTGCATCTGATTCACTGCTGCCAACACAGGCATCCGTTAGAGACTACATCTCCAACAACCTTGGTCCATACCTGAACCAACCATATTCTACCAACGCTGTTCCTTCTGCGCTGGTTCAGTTGACATCTTCAGGTAAGATCAACATTGACCAGATCCCTGCTCTGCGTCCTTTCAACATTACATCTGTCACATCTCAAGCAGAGCGTCTTGCTATTGAAGATGCTAATGCGGGTGACATTGCTATCGAGACAAGTGCAACTACATTTAGCGTTGCATCTGGTTCTGTCAATACTAGCACAGATGCAATTGCAATCCCTGGTCATGGAACAAATGATGGTGACCAATTAACATATGGTTCTGGTACTAGTGACATTGGTGGTCTTGCTGATGGTAATGTTTACTATGTTATCAAGGTTGATAACGATAACATCAAACTTGCCACTACCGAATCTAATGCAAATGGTGGCAGTGCAATTGATCTTCTCACGCAAGGCGCAGGTACACATACATTTACCACACAAGGCACTGCAATCTCCTACATCTTGGAGAATGACCTTGAAAGTCAGTTCTTAGCATTTGCACCTAACAGCAACTATTCATTCACTGTTAACGATATTCTCGTTGGTAGTTCTACAACTGCTCGTGGTACTGTTCAGTCATACAACGATGGTCTGATCTACAACTTTGTGATCAGTGATGGTGGTTCTGGATATACTGGAGACTTTGCACTCACAATCGGTGCTCCTGATGATCCAGGTGGTACACAGGCATCTGCTACTGCAAATGTCGTAAATGGTAGTGTAACTAAAGTTACTATCACAAATAAAGGTTCTGGTTACTACACCCAACCAACTGTACAGGTTCAGGTATCTCCTGGTGGTGCGGCAAATAACGCAAGCATTTCTGCACAAATTGAAGCTCGTGTTGATATTGATATTGCAAACAATATCAAGTTTGATGCTGGTGACTTCATTCTTGATCAGTCTCTTGCTAACGAAGGCACAGGTACGTATTCTCAGTCAGGCACAACTATCACAGTTAGTGAGACTGGGCATAACCTGTCCAACGTTGATCTTGTATATCTCGATTTTACGACGGGTGGGGCTTCTGATGGATTCTATACAGTATCTGTCCTCAACGCTAACCAGTATACAGTTACCAGCGTTAACAGCGGAACCCTGAGTGGTAATGTCAACAGAAAGAGAATTGTTGACCTTTCTAGAGCAATCAATACTTCTGCATCCAATGCTGCAAACTGGACACAGTTAACATCCACTAATATTGATGCATCCAATATTGTTGCTGGTACAATTGACCCAGAAAGAATGGCAGGTAAGGGTACTGCCAACTCTTACACATTCCTTAGAGGTGATTCTTCTTGGGAATATGCACTTCAATCTATCAGACCCACTACACAAGATGCTATTGTAATTAGTGGATCTCTGTCAGATAGTAGTTACATTGACACTATTACTATTACTGCTGGTGGTACAGGATATACAGATGGTACTTATCAGAACATCCCAATGGGTGGCGGTAATATCTCGATCTCTAGTGATAATGTTGCTCGTGCAACATACATCGTCTCTGGTGGCGTAATCATTAGTGCATCGGTAACTGACTCTGGTACAGGATACACTGGCAACTTCTCTGTTACTATCCCATCTGAACTTGGTGGTGGTACTGGAGCAATCCTGAACGCAGTTAAAGGTAGCATCAACCGCGCATTCGGTAATATTGAAATTGATATCAAGAAAGGTGATAACTTAACACCTGCTGCAACTGTTTATGGTAACTATGGTGTATTCCGTTTCCGTAAGGATGTTGCAAACCAAGCTGTTGGTAACCAAGATCAAGGCGGTTTCGTTATCGACAATAATGGTAACGTCGCTATCGACCAAGGTCCAGGTTCTGAACTGAATGCTGACAAACTTGATGGTAACCAAGGTTCCTTCTATCAGACAGCAAATAACATTCTGTTTGGTACACTTGATCCAGCACGTCTGGCAAATACAACCTACAACATCTCCATCTCTGGTACAGCAGATACCGCGAACAGAATCTTCAACGAAACTGCTGCACCTGGTTCCAATCCAGGACCTTCGCAGGCAACAAACGGTGTTGCTGCAGCACTTAGAAATAACGCTGCTACAGGTCTTAGCGATGGTGGCACCACACATGGTGTTGTCACATATAGAAGAGAGGCAACTGGAACTGCAACCACTCAGTTAGGTTTCACTGATAACAATAACCTTTATATCAGAGGTAACACTGGCGGTAACGCTGTGTATACCAACTGGGCGAAGATCTGGTCGTCTGCTAACGATGGTGCTGCTTCTGGACTGGACGCTGACCTGTTAGAAGGTAAGCAGGGTCTCTGGTATCAGTCTGGTTACAACGTTGGTGACACCCGTGCAGGGATCAATCATCCAATCGGTGATATGTTCTTGCCCGAAGTTCTTGGTCAAGACAAAATGGTCTTTGAGAACTTCTATGTCAATGATACTGGTAACAAGTACACCTTCTATGTACCAGATTTCCATTGCAGAACTGGCACTAGCGGTAACATCAACCCAGGTGGCACATATACTATCTACTCCGATGTCGGTGCAACCAATAACATTGGTTCTATTGTAGTTGATAGTGGTGCTTCAGGTGTCCAAGAATTAACTCACACAACAGGTGAGATTTATACTCTGGTCACTGGTACAGTTGCATTTGTTGGTGCTAACAGCAATGCTAACGTATATGTCTTTGGTCCTAACCCAGGTACCAAGTGGACAGTTTCTTCTTCCAACAAAGTTTCTAGCGGTTCTACCACAATCATCGGTCTTCGTGACGATGCTAACGGTGCAAAACTGCAGATTGGTAAGGCAGCAACTTCTACCACACCAACGATTGACTTTAGATCTTCTGGTCAGGCACCTGTCTATGACGTTCAGATGATCGTCTCTGGTGGTAATGCAAACAACGGCAATGGTACTCTCAGAATCAATGCTGGTGACCTTACCATTAATGGTAACACCATCTGGCATTCTGGTAATGATGGTTCTTCCTCTCAGTTAGATGCTCACTATCTTGATGGTTATACTCAGAGCACCAGTGCTACAGCAAATACGATTGCTCGCAGAGATGCATCTGGACACTTAACTGTTAATGATCTCACTGCCGACCAAGGGATCTTCACCAACAACGGTGCAGGAACCTTAAGTCTTGCAGATGGTAATGGTATTACAATTGGTAAGGTAGCAACTAACACTGCTACTTTAAGAGGTAAGCAAAATTCCGCTGTTGGTTACATCCGCTTTGGTACTGACAGCAATTCCTTTGGTTGGAACGGGACACATCTGTCTTACAATAACGTTTACTTCCGCAATGGTCGCATCGGTATTGGAGAAAGTAATCCAGGTTCAGCTCTTACTGTTGAAAATAATGCAGATGGTTTATTCTCATATGCTTCATTTGGTCATGGACAATCTGGTCGCGGTCGAATTGGTTTAGGTGGAAGTGGTGGTTCCCCATCTATCGCATTCACAGATACTGACAATGATAATGCTTGGGTCTTGGGTGCTGATGATGCCAACGTTTCTTGGTTCGTCATCAAAGGATTTGCTACTCCAGGTGGTGCTGCCTTAATTAACTCTCAAGGTTCTACTGGATCTTGTAACTTGGCAATCTATCAGGCTACAGGTAGATGGTTTATCAACAAAGCAGGTTCTACTGGTGCTGGTTCTAGATTAAACGTTGGTGGTTCTATCGAAACGGACAGTCAACTTAAATCTACAGTTGCAACTGGTACTGCACCACTGTCAGTCAGTTCTACAACTAAGGTTACTAACCTGAACGCTGATCTGCTTGACGGTTACACTGCACTCAACCTCCCGTACTTGGGTGGTAGTGTTAACGTTTGGATTAATGATGATGGTGGTCAACCTAGATTCTACTTTGCCAACAACTCCCACACATACCTCAGAACTGGAGACAACTTCTACTTCAGATCTGATAACGATACCAGCATGGGTTCCATCGATGGTAACGGTGGTACTTGGACAATCTATGGTTCTGGTCAGAGCGAAAATACTCAGTCAACATATAGACTGGAAGTCCAGGGACAAAATGGTCTCAACATCAAGACTTCTTCCGTTGGAGTAAGTGGTGGTCAGAGAGAAGTTGTTCTTCGTGCCGATGGTGATAAGCAGTGGATCGACCGTTACGGTGTATTCAAGAGAAACAGGAATACAGTTGTAGAAAACGTTACGGTTGCCAATGGTGACAACTGCATGACCGCTGGACCTATCACTATAAATAATAACATCACCGTTACTATTAATGATGGCGGTTCATGGTCTGTGGTATAAAAAATGAGCACAATTACAGTACATGACATTCAAGGATTTAGCACTTACTCAAATAGAGTAAGGATTCCTAATGGTCATTTATTAGAAGTAGCTGGGCAAATGAAAGTGCCTACCCACACTACTTCAACTCGTCCCCCTTCAGAACTTGGAACTTTTGGTTTTAACACCGATACCGAAGAACTTGAAGTCTATATCACTATCGGTGGTACAAACCAATGGTATGCAATCACCAAAGCTGCACCTGATGGTTCATCTCAAGATAAAGCTGCAGCATCTGGTTATCAGTTGATTCAGGACTATCCCAATATATCCGCTGGTTTGTATTGGATCAAGTCATCTCAGATGCCTACTGCTCTTCAGATGTACGTTGATACTGCAGAAGATGGTGGTGGATATGATTTTTACTATACAACTAACGGACCTTCTGTCAGCTATGTGAACAGCACAAATGCAGGTTCTAGTGTCGGTTTAAATCTCGTATTTCCAAGATCTAAGTATCATTGGAGAGCAATGTCTAGAGCTGCTAGTTACTTTGATAGTGGTAACCACAACTCATACTTTGAAAGCATGTATGCAATTCATAAAACAGGTGGTGGTGGAAACTTCACTGGATGTATTATGAGATCATCGCAGTATGGTGGAAACAACTGTGGTAGCTGGCAAGTTCCAGATAATGGGAAGTGGTGGGCAAGAGATAACACTCACTCAGAACCCAATGGTGACTATACTGGATATGGTCTCTTATCAATGTATGGTGGTAACAGAAACGCCAACAACCTTAATGCTTTGAGTAATATTGGTTTCAATGATGGCGGTGCATACAGCACTGGAAACCGATATCTTTTGTCAACAAATGCGAAACCCTAATTTATGAAACTGACTTTTGACGCGAATAACACTAAAGTATACGATAACATTCTAGATAAAGAACAATTCGATAAACTATTCGACTTTATGAACTTTATTCCGATGGTTCATAAACGTTCTCATGGTGAATGGAATCGTGTATGGGGGTTTAATGATGGTGAAATTCTTCATGCCAACAAATATGTTTGGACTAGGAACGCTACTAGGAAATTCGCTTACCCAGAAGATTGCTTGACGCCATATTTTGAAGCTGTCAATAAAGCAATTGAAGAATCTGGTATGTGGTCCGAAGAAGAGAAAAATGAGATCACTACAATTGTAATGACCCCATATATCTGGCCACCTGGAACTGGTCTGAGTTGGCACAATGATAGTAACTATCTGGGTGCATTTACATTTTACTGTCATCAATATTGGTCTCCTGAATGGGGTGGAGAATTTATGACATGCGAAGCAAATGACTATATTTTACCAGATAAAAAAGATGTAAAGTGGAAAGTATTTGACAACCAACCTCTGTATGATGTTATCCTGGATGAGGGTGTAGGAAATTACATTCAACCCAAACCCAATCGCTTAGTCCTCAATAAAGGAGGTCCAAAAGGAATTCTACATAAGGTAAATAAAAGTACAGTAAACGCTGGTCCAAGAATTACCTTACAGGGATTTATTAGGTCCAAAGGTATTGATGATGATTGTTGTTCTGAGTGAGTATTATGAAGCATGAATTGAGAGAATTTTTTCCCAAAGTCTTGGGAATTTATCATCCAGATGGTGACTTTGAGCATCATACGATCAAAGAAACTTGCGAAAGAATTAAGCAAGAAATTCCAGAAGGTCATGAAGAATGGAGTTTTAATTTATTTG